GTTCCCTAAGGAATATCTATACAAAACCTACTTCGGCTTGACTGACGGAGAAATCAAGGAGATTATGGATAAGATGGAGGAAGAAGGGGAAGAGCAAGCAATGGCTGATGCAGAAGCAGCAGTAATGATGCCTCCAGGCGGGGGTGTACCCGGTGCTCCCGGAGCACCTCCAGGACCAGATATGGGTGGCGGACCCGGTGGATTGGGTGGTGCTCCACCTCCCGCCGCATAGAAACCTTGAATTTTCTAAAAAAACTACTTTACCATTTCGTATATACAACAGGAACAAACAATGAATTTTGATACCCTCTTTAAGTCTCGTGACAAATCTTTCGTTCGCATTAGCGAGGCTGGTGACTATTTGAGTCGCTGTTTGAGAGAAAATCTCTCAGTGTTTGAAATCAATGACAAGGACAATAAGGTAACATTCCTCTCTGAGAAGAAGAATTTTATCACTTGTGAATACTCTACGGAGGATGGTAAGATGACCCTTACCGATTTTGTGCTTGAGGATTTAAACTCTGTCACCGACGATGAGCGAATTGATTCACAAGTGTCTGAACAGGTTGGAGATTTTGTAACTGCTTTGTCCCATGATAGGTTCGATACTGCTGAATCCACCTTCGATAACATCCTAGAAGCATTCACCACCCGTCACAGAATTAAAGAAACCAGAAGCAAGCTTGATAAGAAGTGCGCTCGCTTTAACTCCCAGTATAACATCATAGATGCTCTGGAGTATAGCAAACTGGAAGAGGTCGCACCCATGTTGGAGAAGTTCCTAACCGAGAACAAAGATGCTCTCGCCTCCAACAACACCTTTATGGAAGGTATGCGCCTATCCCACCTCGTAAGTGAAGCTTACGACATGCCGCACATGAGTTATGAAGACTTGGAATCGGCATTTATTATCGTCCCTGAAAATAACAAGAAGACTCTTTACGAAATGATTTGTGAAAAGGAGTTGGTTCGCAAAGAGCTACTTGAAGCCAAAGAGAGCTTTTCTCGTATGTGGGTTGGTAATGATTCTATCACTAACTTAGCCTCTAACATCTATGCTAAAGACCCTACGATTGTAAAGGGTATTAAGGAATGCGTTAAGAACCTTCCTTACTTCGCTCTTGCAAACAAAACGGACGTGTATGAAGTTTTGAATTCAGTATATGAAGTTACAAATCCGGGAACTATTTCCCAGAAGGATATACGTGAATTCGTAAATAAAGTCTTCGAAATGAAGAAGCCGCATAAACAAACTGTACTTACTATTCTAAATGAAAAGTATGGCGTCAATATGCAAAACTTGAAGTTTGTTCCCTCTTTCAGAGGTCTTGCGGAGGTCTACTCTGATGTCCTTAATATTCTTTCAGAAGAAGCAGGTGAAGGAGTTCTTTGTGATGTTACCAAAGAATTTGCAACATTCATCAAGAAGAAAGGTGGAGTAGAAGTTCTAGACGTAGCAAACTTTATTCAAGAAAGCTGCCAAAACGCAGGTCTAGCTGTCATCACATCTAAAGAGGATTTCGGAATCGAAGCTCTTTCCGCTGAAATCTCAGAGCAGTATGAGGGTGATGAGGAGCAGGATATGAAGTCTAAGGACTTAGAGAAGAAGCCCAAGAAGAAGTCCAAGAAAGGGAAAGTAGAGAAGGTTGGTGGGGATGATACCGAAGCGACCGCGACTGATGATGTTGACGCAGAACCTGGGGAGGGTGGAGACGCAGAACCTGGGGAGGGTGGAGACGAGGAGGATGAGTCTGAAGGTACCGGCGACAAATTCAAAAAGAAGAAGAAGCCCAATGAGAAAGGCGGTAAAGAAGAAGTTAAGGGAGATAAAAAGAAGCTGAAAGAGGCCGCTGTAGCTGGCTCCGAGGAAACCGAGGAAGAGGAGCTTGAGGACGAAGTCCCTCAAGAAGAGGAGGCGGAAGGAGAACAAGATATTAAAGGACTTGTATCAGAGCTAGAATCAATGCTTGGTGAAATCGACCTTGGAGACGAAGAGTTTGATGCGGAAGAGTTTGATGCGGAAGAGGATGACCCTAATCCAGGTGATAGCCCTGCTTAGACCATTGCAGTAAATTGTAACCAAACTTGGTTCGCATAATAAGGAGCTCGGCGATAATACCGTCTAGCTCCTTTACTGTTTGTTCAGTAACATGGTTACCTTTTATGAAATCCTCGAAACGCATAATAATGGTACTCATGGCTTCAATGTCCCCTTCTTGAATCTGGTTCAATTCACGTCTAATATCCTTGATGTTTTTCATTGTCTGTTATTATCCTAAACTTGAGAGACTTATAGGAGCGAATCCTTGCTCGAGCATGAGTATTTAGATAAGGTGCCTTATCATAGAAATCATAGATGTAAACCAGCTTCTTTGATTCATGTATTCTTAAAGCTCTACCCATAGCTTGCAAAGTGGCAATCTCACTCTTTAACCCCCTTGCGTTAATCAGGTGGGAGATTTCCGGGATATCGACACCAGTTTGGAAGATGGTGGTTCCAATGATAACCTGACTACCTGTGGAGGTGAATTCCTTAATACCTGCATCTCTGTCCTCTAAGGAGTCCTTACCTTCCAACTTAAGAGACCCTGGGATGAGCTTATGTAAAGCCTCCGCGTGAGAGAGGTTCTTAACAATAATGAGGGTTTTAGATGTCTCGTTTGCTTTACTAATCTTCTTTGTGAGGTCAGCAATGTATTTGTTTCTATTATCGTTGTTTACAATGTACTTATCATAAACCTCGAAGTAAGTGCTCTTAGAGTCTTCCTCTTCTGTATCATCAGGTAAATCTACTATGTTGATGATTGGTTCGGTTAGGAATCCTTCTTTTACGAGCTCCTCTGCATCATTACCCTCTAGCACCTTGCCCAGCCCACCAATTAAGGTTAGCTTTGAGATTGGGTCTTTGGGGACAGTGGCAGTCATGCCAATGCGCACATGGGCGTTCGTAAACGCTTTTATCACTTTACTGTTCACCTTACCCTTTGCAAACTCATGAACCTCATCGAAGATGATAAACTCAGCGGTATCCAGGTGAGAGTCTAGAATCTTATCAATAGACTGGACAGTGCATAAAGTAATCGGCTTAATGTCCACTCCGTCACCAAAAGCGACTCCCACATCAATACCATGCTTCTTAAGGAACTTGTGGGTCTGGTGAACTAGCTGCTTGCGAGTGAAGAAGATAACACCTTGCTTACCCTCTAGAGCTTTCAGAAGAGCCGCAAGGATTACCGTCTTACCAGAACCAGTTGGTGATTTGATAATACAGCGCTTCTCAAACAGTGCTTCCTCTACGAGAGCCTCCTGATACGGTCTCAGGTCTATACTAGAAACACGGTAATCCTCTAGCTCCACAGACGGACGTGAATCCTCTACTGTGTACTCGATGCCAGCATAGTCCAAATCGCTTAGTATACTATATAACATCCCGGTGAGGAATCTTCCCGCTTCAGAGAAGAACTCTTTCTCTCCATTCCAACCTCTTCTATATTGTTTGGTATATTGGTATCCGGGAATTTTGTATGCGTATTTTTTCCGAAGGACCTTCTTCAGTTCAACATGCTTAGTCTGTAGAACTGAATGTATATTCCCCACGATAATTTTAACCATAACACTATAATAGTACGATGACCGAAGAAAAAACAATTATTGACCTAGCAAAAGAATTTAATGAAACCGGGGATACCCTTCCCTTAGGCGTAGTTCCAGAAAAACCAACAGGTCCTCCAAACGATGATATTAAAGAAGGAGATACCGCAGGTCTATCCGCAGGTTCAGTTCCTGATATTCTAAGAGGTCTTCTTAAGAACGTAGAAGAGAAGACTGCCTGGGTTAAAGTTGACCTGCCATCCTTGGGTTTGGCGTATCAAGGTGTTGGTGCTGTGGAGATTAGAGCCTTTACTTTCAAGGAAGAGAAGCTCCTACGCAGCATCATCAAGGTGTCAGATGGTAAGGATGTAATCAGAAAGATGTTTACCAACTGTGTGCGAGGCGTCTCCTACGACGCTCTAACGGTCCCAGATAAGAACTTTCTCCTGTTTAAACTGAGAGAAATCTCCTATGGTAATGACTATCCAGTCATCCTCAAATGTGAGAACTGTGGAACTGACAACAGAATGAAGGTGGAGATTGGCCAAATCCCAGTCAAATTCGTAGCTAAAGACTACGCAGAACCTTTTAAGTTCACCCTTCCAGACTCCAATGTTGAAGTATTTGCTATCAGTCCTAGAGCTAAAGACGAGGATTTCCTGGCGACGGGAGAGACCTTGGTTCAGAACCTATGGCGATTCGTACGGTCTGTGGGCGGATACAAGGATGACATTGTCATCAGAAAGTTCATTGAAGCAACCACTGCTAAGGACGTAGCCACCATTAGAGACCGTCTACTCAGTACAGATTACGGTTTAGACC